TTAAGCAACAGTATCTACAACACCGCGAACGAGTGCTTCTGGGCGAAGGACTTTACGTCCAAACACATGAAGACCACGAACGATGTCGGAGAAGGTTTCAGTTGACCGAACTACTTCGGTTTTTGCAATGTGAGATGCAGTTGCAACGGCTGACATGTGACCAGCCAAGCAAACAGATTCACCTGCAGCAGCAGTCACACCAGTGATGCTAATTGCATCTGTGCCACCTGCTACCAGAGCAGTTGACTTGTAGCAGTTAAAGCCAGCAATTTGACCCTGCATTACAAGACCGTTCCGCAATGGTGAAGTACCGTCGCCAGTTACCTGAACTTCTGCAAACTTTGCACCGGCTGAGAACAGCTTGGCATAGAAAGCAGGAGAAGCAACGAACCAACGGTTCTCTTCTGGAACAGACTGCTCGTCAAGTTCTTTTGCCATTTCGAGCATCAGGTTGACAGCGTTGTCTGGAGCAGTGTGAACTGCAATTGGTGTACCAGCAGTACCCAGAGCAGTGTTAGTGTTCAACAAACCACCAGCAAGTGATGCGTCGTCAGCACCGGCAAGGCCAGCACCGTCAGCAATTGCTTGAAGGACGTTGAAGTCATACTTGCGCTTCAAAGAGTATGCACCTGAAGAAGTAGCCAGTGCCTCAAAGTTAACATGAGACTGACGCTCTTCGATGTCATCAATTTTGAACGCAAATGCGTTTGCTTGGTCAACAACCATAGTTGTCTGGTCGTCAGCCAAGTCTTGTGGGTTAACCACAGAGCCACGTGAGTAGCTGCTTACTGTGATTGTAGGTTCTTTAATGATACGTACTGTATCGCCAAAGTTCTCAATTTCCCCCGCGTAATCGGTATTCGTGATGTCTTCAGCAACCGAAGCGCGACGAAAAAACTTGAGGACTTTTTGGCTAAAGATTTCCGGTGTAAAGTTACCGGAAGGCAGGTTATTGTAACCTGATGCCGAATTAAAAGCCATTTGCTTTTCCTTCCATTTTGAGGTTTAAGTATTAAGAGTTGAAGTCGATTCGCCCTTCAGACCGTGCCGCGTCCAATTCGCTTTCCAGCTTTTCGAACTCGTGCGGTTTCATCTTGGCGATTTGTGAAGCTTTCCAAACCCGTTTACCATCTGTGCTTTCAGCCTTTACTTCCCTAGCAGGGGTCTTTGTAACAGCTTCTGCAGCAGATGAAGATTTGGTCTTCTTCTTGGTAGTCGTTAAGCCGGTGTCGGCTTTGTAGAGGTCTATGACCCGTGCCGCCCATTTCGCATCCGTACTGTTCTTGTAGATGCCATCAGCGATAGAGCTTGGCTGCTCTTCTAACCATGTAAGAAACTGTTGGTCTGCTTTGATGTCATTAAAGTCTGGGTGGGCGTTGAGAAGCTGCTCGTAAGCCTTTTGTTTCTCTAGTTCCTTTTCCCGTTCCTTAATTGTACCTAGTTCTTCACGGAGTTTTGCAACCTGTGATTCGGTCTGCATACTTGAAACCGTCTGAACAACTTCAAAGACATCTGGGTAGCGTTCTTTGAACTCATCCAACTCTTCTTGTGTTCGTGGTGGCGTTACGCCTCGCGGCATTTCTGCTGCACGGTCTGTCATTGTTTTTCTAAGGGTTTCGATTTCGCCTTTGAACTCGTCTACCTTTGAATCATAATGACGCTTCAAGTCGTCATACCTTTTTTTGTAGTCGTGGTCTTCACTGGTTTCTTTCTTTGATTCCACGAAACTACTGCCCTTGTCTTCGTCCTGAGTAGCCGCTTGGCCTTCTGCGGGGTCAGTCTCCTGTTGGGCTTCTACATTCGCCTCATCTTCTTCGTCTTTGTAGACTTCATCCCGGTATTTTCCGCGATACAAGCTATCGTTGTTGACGGTTCCAAACGAGTCGTTTGCTTTGTTGGCACGGTGGCCTCTTGCTTTTGCCATTTTATTTACCTCACTAGCGGGGCCACATGGCTGCGGGTAGCCGCTCCGGTTGTGCTGGGGCCACGGGTTCGTGGGTAGCCAGCGGATTCCTTACTTATTAGGAGTAAATTCGTAACTCATAAATGAGTCATCATATAAAGTTCCCTTACCTAGCGAAGATGGGGTTAGCATTTCTGCAGCCCCCGCTAAGACTGCTAGAGGCGGGGTAGCTACTGTTGCTACTTTAGCAATGGCTCGTCCCGCTAACTTCCCAGCAGATTTAGGGTCGTTCTTAAATGTTTCAATAAAGTTAATTCTTGACTTGTCATCGTGGAAGACCTGTTCCTGAAGAAACATTGCCATGTCGTCCAGAGAACGTTCCCCAGCTAAATATGCTCTTTTAAGTTCTCTTACAAAGCGCAGATTTTTATCTAGTTCAGACTTGGGCATCTTTGCAAAATACTCAGTCTTCTTTTTTCCTTGGGTTTTCCACGCCTCTTCCACGCCCTCGAACAGTTGGTCAATTGTAACCTTTCGGCTTTTAATTACCTGATTGCCCTTTCCGGCACCTGCAGCAAATCTACCTGCCCGTTTAACATCCGGCGTGTGGAACTTGCCTACATCCTCTTTACCGTAGCCATAGTCAGTAGCAGTTACCTTCGAGGGGTCTAGTGGTTCGCCTCTATATAAGGTGACTCTATCACCCTTTGCGAACTTTTTTCTATCAATGAAGCCACCCCCTGCGGCCCCAACAGGCTCCTGCCCATTCTCTGCTATGCGCTGTTCGGTTTTCCGAATGCCTCGTTTATTAATCTTTTCTAGGCGGTCTTCGCCAATAATTTTTACTAGGTGTGGGGCTACGGTTACTTCGCCACTAGACACCGCAATATCAACAAGGTCTGAGTGCCGTTCGAAGTCATCTGTTGAAAGACCCCGGCGAACTGCTTCCTTTTGGGCATCCATAATCATCTTGCGGATGTCTTTTTCTCCCGCGAACTCGACAGCAGCCGCGTTTATAACATACGTACCCTCTGGAGCCTTCATAGGACGGTCGTCAGCGACTTTACCGGCTTCAGAGACCTGTGATGGCGGGCGGTCTACAAAACCGCTCTGTGAGGCTTGTACCCCCGGTGGCGGGGTTCCCATTGCGTAGGCGTTCCTATTTTGAGGTCTGCCGTGGGTAATCATGCCGCCCCTAGCGTCACCTTCGAAACCTTCAAAACCACCTCTATCTGACATACCGCCGCCGCCATGGCCCATGCCGCCATCGCCGCCACCGTCGTCTGGTGCATAGTCTTTAGCTTCAGACCTATATCCGGCTGCTTTAGCGGCAGCAATCGCATCTGCTTGTGCTTGTGCTTTAGTCGCTGCCTGCGCCTTGGCAGCCTTCTGTGACTTGATGCCAGAAACAATGTCCTTTAACTTACCCTCTCCCTTACGAGCAGCAGACAATGCTTTAGAGGCTTCCGCAACAGAAAGCCCTTCTGTCTTAGCAAAGGAATCCAAGTGACTAGAAAGGCCCATCATGGAAGTACGACCATATGCGTCCATATAAGCACCGGTATCCGTATAACGACCACCGCCTGCAAGTTGCCCGCTGTAGCCAGCTTCCTCGAAAGTAGTGGCACCTTTACCTGTGTAGTCGAAACCAAATCCTGTGTTGAAAGTAGAGGGAACAAACCCTCTCTGCACAGCCTCAATGTTTTTCAGGGTCTGGTTATCTAGACCCCTCATGTTTCCTGTGTAGGTGAAGGTTCCGGCTTTGCGGGTTATGCCGCCTGCTCCGGTACCGCTTCCGAACTGCATGGAGAAGCCGAAATCTCTTCGGCCTTCTGCTATATTTCCGTAAAGGTCCTCGTCTGGGTCGTCCATAGCATCTTTCAAATCACTGCTGTAGGCCCGTGCAACCGCCCTATTGTGCGCCATATCCGCGTACTGAGTGGAGTGAACCGCATCTGCAACCATACCAAGGATACCATCGGGTCGTGCGCTGATGTTGCCAAAAGCATTTTTTACAGTGGTGGTGCTGAGTATGGCAGAGCCTGCAAGACCTAGCATGGGATTTGCAGCTACCAAGGCTCCCTTTATTCCAGTCTTAGCATCTAATTTTGTCTCCGTCAGGTCTTTCCCAACACGGTCAGCAAGCCCCTCTGTTCCCGCTGCAAAGTCTATGTCCCCAAACCTACCAGATGTGAGAGGTTCCATTACATTTGAAATGAAATCTACGCGGTCTTCCATTCCCGGTGGTTTTTCAGCGGATAGATAGTCAGAGTAAGAATCGTAGGTGCTGTATGCGTCAAAGTTGTTGTACTCTATCCCCGTCCCACCCGGAAACATCGAACCACCTACAAAGTCTCCTTGGATACTTGTGGCATCTAAAGCATTCAGGGCATCGTCTTGGCTGTCGCCACCATCTTCTCCCGCTATACCATACTCTTCCAGTTCGGTAATATCATCAGGGTTGACAATATCAATACCCGTACCTGCCAAACTATCTACATCTAGGGCCTGCTTATAGAAATCAACAGGACCCTTGGAATACTGGTCGTAACTAATAGATTCCGGGTTAAAGAAGGATGGTGGATTAGTTGCCATTTTTAACTATTGCCTCGTGGTTAACCTTCAACTGAAGGAGCGTTTCCAGTAAAGCCGCTTTCCCCTGCAGTTGGCGCAGTTCCGACTCCGATTGTGCCGTTACCAGACCCCTGTGCGTCTGTTCCTTCAGGACTTGGAGATACGCCTCCAGCCCCTGCCATACCTGCGGCTGTGCCATCAGCGGCCCCAGCAGCTTCGCCTGTTCCTTGCTGTACATTTGCCATCATTCCTTTTAACATCTGTGCGTAGAGTTGTGCTTGGTTGGCATCGTTGACTAGGCTGTCGGGGTCGATATCCTGAGAGATAGCCAGTTCCCGCATCAAGTTCGGTATCTTGATGAATGGAGCAAGCATAGGGTTTGCGACGGTTTGCAACAGGGACGTTAACCGCTGTGTGCGAACCTCTTTTTGCATCACGGCTGCAACGCCGCGTGGTTTAATTTCTAAATCGCCTTGGATGTCTTCTGCTTCTTCGTTGAACTGCATGTTCCACTGGAAGTATGCCTCGCCCAAGGGCTTCAGGAGCATGTCGTCGATGTTCTTGATGACGGTCTTCATGGATAGGCCAGCAGACCCCATGAGCATAGAAAGGCCAGCGGCGGTTCGACCAGTTCCGGTTACACCTGTCTGACCGTGCATGATTGACGGGATGCCTGTCTCTTCATCAGCAAGCTGACGACTAATCTGGTACATCTGCAGGTTTTCACCAGCCGTGTTCGGAAACTTTAGGCCGTTGATGGCTGTTCCAGTAACACCGGACTGACGACGGAAGATTTTGCCGGGAAAGATGTCCATGTTTTGACCGGGAACCAAACTGGCTTCATCCACGTCAAAGACAAGGTTGCCTGCAAGAGCCAAGTTGTCGATTGCCATGCGAACATGACCGTTCATCAGCTTCTGGGCATCTTCCATGTTTTCCGCTACGCCAACACCCCAGAGTTGATATGGGTTGACTTCATACGGGAAGACTTGGAAAGGAATGCGGGCTGGTGTGAAGGGGTTCAACACACAGCGGATAACCATCGTTCCGCAAACCCAGACGTTAACCTGTAGTTCGTCGAACTCAGACATTTCGTCTGCTTCTGGTAGCCCAGCTTCTTCAGCCATCTTGGAATCGAGAACGCCCCAATATTCTAGGACTTCATAACGATTCCCTTGATAGTATGGCTCTGTTTCATCCTCACGGATTGTGTCCTCGTAATACTTGTCTTCGTAATTAGGACCTTTGGCAAGGCATTCTTCAATAGCTTCAGAATTAAAGTGGGGACGTTTAATCAACGCACGAAGCTGTTGGCGATTCATGCGGTGACGTTGAATAACATATTCGCAGTCATCAATGCTAGTAGCAGACGGGTCTGGGTGGAAATCCCACACAGATACCATTTCAATCCGTGGAACGGTCTTCTCTTCTGGCCTGTAAACACGCTCCCCACTTTCATCACGCTCCCACTTGTGGACACGCTTGTAGAAATTGAAGGGGCCTTTTACAACACCCGTACCCAAAAGGGCGGATTCAAATACGGAATTACGCATGACGTTAACAGCGTTAGTATCCGTTAGCTGGTCGTGGATAGTTTTCTCCATACGAAGAGCAGCTTCTTGGGCAGGGCTAATCTGAGGTTCGCCCATCCGTGCAGGTCCTGCTGCTAACGGTACGCCTTCGTACTTTTTATTTAGGC